AACAAAAGAAGCATCAAAGAATGTTAGATGATACAAAGAAAAAAGAAGAAGATGCTGCTAAAGAAAAGCTAGTAAAAGAAGCTAAATCAAAAGCAGAACTTGAAAAACTTATGCAACAAAGAATATCTGAAAAAGATACAGAAATTTTGAAGTATAAGAACGAAATTAAAAAAGAAAAGATTGATAACTCTGTATTATCTATTGCTTCTAAAAATCAAGCAATTAATCCAGGTCAAGTTGTTGCCTTACTAAAAGATGGCATCAAATTAAATGATGATGGAAGAGTAGAAATACTTGATAATAATAACAATATTCGATATAACGAAAAAGGAAATCTTTTCACAATCGAAGAGAGAGTAAAAGAGTTTTTAGATGCAAACCCACATTTCCGTCAAGGGTCAAAGTCTGGATCAGGAAGCCAGAGTGCCATCGAGGGTAAAACTGTAAAACCTTTCAACATTCAGGAACTAGATATGAGTAAGCCAGAGGATCGTGCAAAGTATGCAGAGTATCGCAAACAACGAGACTCGAAACCTACTCAAATTAACTTAAACAAATAAATATAAGGAAAAATAACAATGGCAAACGAAAGCACAAGTTCTACGCTATCGGAACTATACACAGAGATAGTGGCAGAGGCATTATTCGTAGCAAGTGAAAAATCAATTATGAGACCACTTGTAAAAAATTATGCTATATCAGGTGGTGGAAAGTCAGTTGAAGTTCCAATCTATGCAGCAGTAAGTGCAGCAGCAGTATCGGAAGCATCTGATTTATCTAACACAGCAATCAATCCTACTTCAGTTACTATAACAGCATCTGAAAATGGGATTATGACAACTTTAACAGACCTAGCAAGAAATGCAGCTCCAAGAAACGTAGCAGCAGATATTGGTAGATTGTTTGGTGAAGCGATTGCAAAAAAACAAGACACAGACCTAACAGCATTATTTGATGGTTTTAGTACAGCAGTCGGTTCTGGCTCAACAGCTTTAACTGCAGCATTAGTATTTCAATCAATAGCAAATGTAAGAAACGCTGGAGTGTCAATGGACGGAGTATCAGCAGTTTTACATCCAATGGTCGCTTATGATCTTAAAGCTAATTTGACTAATACTTTTGCAAATGCAAATGGTAATGATTTAGCAAACGAAGCATTAAGAAATGGTTTTGTTGGAAGATTAGGTGGAGTACCTATCTATGAAACAACAAACATAGATAACGATGGTACTGCTGGAGATTACAAACAAGGTGTGTTCCATAAAGACGCATTAGGTTTAGCTATGATGCAAGACCTCAAAATCGAAACTCAAAGAGATGCTTCTCTACGAGCAGATGAGATTGTTGCAACTTCAGTATATGGTGTTGGAGAATTAAACGATACTTATGGTGTCGAATTACACTCTGATTCATCAATCCAATAATAATTGGGTACTTTGTGAGGGTGGGCAACTGCCCTCACTTTTAACAAAGGAGAATATATGAATATACAATTAACAAATGGCAAAAAGACAATAACAAGATCAAAAGAGCAATACGAAGCTAATAAAGCACATTTTAAAGTAAGAGGTTTCACACCATTAAAAGAACAATCAGCAGTAAAAAAGGTTGTTGAAAAAGCTAAAAATGTTGTAAAACTTAAACCAGGTAAAAAGAAAAAAGGAAAAAAGTAAGATGGACAAACTAGACAAGATAGGTTTTTTTATAGACGATAATCCAAGACCGATAGTCATAGGACTTGTTATTGTTATAGTTATCTTACTGGTATTTTAATATGGCAAACTTTACAGGTGCAAATGTTTGTGATGTTGTCGAAATAGAAACATATCAACCAGATGCTTTTAGTTTTGGTATTGCGTCAGGCGACTCTAAAGTTTCACACTACATTATTCAAACAACAAACGATATTTTTAGACAGTTAAGGATTGAGTGGTTTCCAACTTACAAAAGCAATATCTATACAGATATAACTGTTTTAAATACTGCTGAAATGGTTAATACAAAAGTTAATTTAGATCAGTTTAAAAGAGCTGGTGTATATTTATTTTTATCAAGATATTTTTTACCATCATTAACTAAATTTAGACCTGAAGCTGACAAAGATCGTTTTGAAAGAATGATTGAGTTTTACAATTCAGCTTTTGTCAAAGAGTTTCAAACTATATTGCAAGACGGAGTAGAGTACGATAGCGATTCTGGTGGAACAGTAACTGCTAGTGAAAGAGAACCTCTACATGGATATAGAAGATTAACAAGATAATGAAAACTTGTAAAAAGTGTGGTTGCACTTGTCATTGCAAGGATGAGTTACACGCAGACGACTACGGAGTTTGTACTTGTGATGATTGTAGATGTAGTCCTGCACCAACAAATGAGAAATAATGGCAGTACAATTAATTTTAGCATTACCTTTAAGAATGGCAGCTTCTGGTATGATAAGAGGAAGAATTGCCTCTCTTATGGGTCAAGTTCCCAAAGGTGTAAAATTAGACGTTAACACAAATATTAAACAAGTTGATAAAAAGCTAAAAAGAACACAAAGTTTTTTACCTAGAGTATTTGACAAAGGATTAAAACAAGCAGGATTTCACTTATTAGAAATTATCAGAGAACTTACAAAAAAAGGTATTGATTTTAGACGTATGCCTTTTGCACCTTATTCAGAGGGTTATATTAAACGATTAGAAAAAGAGGGTAAAAAAACAACAGTAGATTTGTTTTACGAGGGTCGTATGTTAGGTAGTCTTACTCCCTCATCAACTGTTAAAAAAAGAGGCAAAGGCAAAGTAACTTTAGCTTTTTCTAATGCACAAATGAGACAAAGAGCTTTATTTAACCAAGTTTTAAATGAACCAAAAAGAAAGTTTTTTGGGTTTGATAAAAGAACAGAAAAGATTATAAATAAAGGGTTTGAAAGATTTGTGGCAAAAGAATTAAGAAGAGTAAGAATATGAGTGTAAGAGAAAACATAGCAAGTAACATAAAAACAGTTGTAGATGCAATCAGCAGTCCTGATGTAAAATTATGCACAAGGCAACCATTTGAATTAGAAGAATTATCACAAGCACAATACCCAGCAGTAATAGTACAAACATCTGAAGAAAACAGAGAAGATTTAGAACTAGGAAGTGGTGCTAAAACAAGAACTGGTACTATTGATTTTGTATTACTAGGTTTTGTCAAAGGTGCTAACACAAATATAGACACTTTAAGAAATGAGCTTATTACTGCCATTGAAACAGCTTTAGAAAGTGATATAACGAGATCAGGCAACGCATTAGATACAGAAGTCGTACAAGTAGAAACAGACGAGGGTACATTGTTTCCTGTAGGCGGTATTAGAATGGTTGTTAGATGTATGTATCAATATCAATCTGGAACACCATAGGAGGTTAAATGAACAAAGATAAAATACTAGATAAAATAGAGAAAAAAATAGACCAAATAGAAAAGTTACATGATAAGGAATCTTTACTTTGTGAAGAAGTCAAAGACTTAATATCTGAAATAAGAGAGGAAGATATTGAAGAAAATGATGACATTGAAGAAGAAGATTTTGACGATGAAGATATTGACGATGAAGAAGATAAGTAGTAAAAGGATTTATTATGGCTAAAGATATTAAATTATACAAAGATGGGCATGAAGTTACAATTAACGAAACTCAACTTGAAAATTTTATTGCTCTTGGTTATAAGCGAGAACAAGACAAACAAGATAAACCAAAAAAGGAAAATAAAAAATGGCAACACACTTCGGAAAAGAGGGCGTAGTTAAAGCGGGTGGAACTGGTATAGGAGAATTGACTGGTTACACACTTGAAACAACTGCTGATGTTGTAGAAGATACTCAATTATCAGATGCAACTAAATCATTTGTAGCTGGAAGAACATCATTTTCAGGAACTTTAGAAATGAGTTATGATGAAACTGATTCTCCACAACAAACATTAACTGCTGGAACTTCAATTTCTTTTGTATTAGGTCCAGAGGGTGATGGTTCAGGAGATGAAATTTTTTCAGGTTCAGGAATTATTACAGGTATGAGTGTTAATGTTGGATTAGATGCAATAACTACAAGATCAGTTACTTTTCAAGGCACAGGCACATTAACAAGAGGAACTGCTTAATATTAATTTATGTCAGTTATTGACAGAGCCAAATCACACTTTGAGAGTTTAGGCACTCAATCTATTGAAGTACCTGAATGGAAAGATGATGATGGCAAACCTACTGTTATTTACTGGAATCCAATTACTTTAGCTGAAAAGAATAGATTATTAAAAAAGTCTGATTCTTTAAACGATGTGTCATTGTTAGCAGATATTCTTATTATGAAAGCTCTTGATAAGGATGGCAAAAAGATGTTTTCATTAGAAGATAAAATTCCTTTAATGCACAAAACCGATGCAGATGTATTAGCCACCATTGCCAATAAAATGGTAGCAGCTATAAGTCCACTAGAAGTAAAAAAAAACTAAACTCCGATCCTGAATTAAAGAATTTACTTATCGTTGCAGATAGATTAAAAATAACATTATCCCAGCTTTTAAAAATGGAAGTATGGGAGTATAATCATTGGTTAGGTTATTTTATGCTTGAAAATGAAGAACATGAAAGACAAGCAAGAATAGCCAAACATGGAACGTATAAGTAATGGCACAAAATTTAAAGATAAACATACTAGCAAAAGATAAGACTAAAGCAGCTCTTAATGGCGTAAGAGGTAGATTAGCTGGTCTTAAAAATGCTGTGTTTTCTTTAAAAGGAGCTTTTGTAGGTTTAGGTGCTGGTCTTGTAATTAAATCATTTGTATCAACTGGAAGAAGTGTTGAAGATTTACAAGTAAGATTAAAACAATTATTTGGAAGCACACAAGAGGGTGCAAAAGCATTTGATGTAATGGCTAAATTTGCTGGTAGAGTTCCTTTCTCACTAGAGCAAATTCAAGCAGCATCTGGTAATCTAGCAGTTGTAGCAGGAGACGCAGACAGACTATCTAAAATATTAGAGATTACTGGTAACGTAGCAGCAGTAACAGGAATAGATTTTAACGTAGCAGCAGAACAAATACAGAGATCATTTGCAGGTGGTATAGCAGCAGCAGACATTTTTAGAGAAAAAGGTGTAAGACAAATGCTTGGTTTTAAAGCTGGTGCAACAGTAACAGCAGAAGATACTGTAAAAGCATTTGAAAAAGTATTTGGTAAAGGAGGTAAATTTGGTAGTGCTACAGAAGAATTAGCAACTACATTTACTGGTACTTTATCAATGTTAGGCGATAAACTTTTTACATTTAAAAAGAATGTTGCAGACGCACAATTTTTTGATGAACTAAAAAAAGCATTTTCTGATTTAAATAAATTTGTAGAAGATAATGCAGAAACTTTTGAAATGGTTGCTATTGCTATTGGTAAAACTCTTGCATTTGCAGTAAAAACATTTGCAGCAGCAGTAAGAGGAGTAGCATTTGCTATTCGTAAAGTAGTACAAGCATTAGAATTTTTAACAGGTAAAGAGTTTAAAAGAGCTATTGACAATGTTCCTGATGCAATAGGTAGAGGAGCAAAAGCAGCAGATCAAAAACTAAATACAGCTCTTGTTGAAACAAAAACAATATTAGAACAAATAGCAGAATTAAACGATAAAACTCTTAAAAAACTTACAAATGTTGCTCAACAATTATTTTCTCTTATAGACAGTAGCATTAAATCTATATCTAAAAGTATTGCTGAAAGTATAGTATTAGGCAAAAATTTAGCAGATGCTTTTAGAGGTTTTTTACAACAAATATTAATTAAAGTATTATCAACAATGATTGAGATTGCAGCTAAAATTGCACTACAAGTGTTTTTAGAAAAAACACAATTTCAACAAGTCTTAAAACGATATGGTTTAGAACTTAAAATTCTTGATACAATAAGAAAACAAAACGCAGCAAAAAGAGGATCATCTTCTAATTTAGGAACAGCATTAAATATTGCATCTATGTTTTTTAGTAAAGGTGGAGCTGTATCAAAAGGCAGACCAACTATTGTAGGAGAACGTGGTCCAGAATTATTTGTACCTAATCAAACAGGACAAATTACACAATCTGCTAGAGGTGTTGGTGGCAGTCCTGTTAATGTTAATTTTACAGTTAATGCTATTGACACAAGAGGATTCCAAGAAGCATTAATACAAAACAGAGGAACAATATCTAATATTATTAACCAAGCTGTAAATGAGAGAGGAGCTAAAAACTTAATTTAATGAGTGGTGCATTTCCAATATCAAGTTCTAAATTTGAAACAATGAACTTTAAGTCCATACAAAATACTATTATCTCAAAATCAGATAGTGGAAAAAGATTAGCAAGACAAGTAGATGGACAACGATGGGGATTTACAGTTTCTATTATTACAGGAACCAGATCAGGTGTTTATGGAGAGCTGATGGCTTTTATTGTTAAACAAAGAAGTGGTAAAGAAACTTTTACGATTGTTCCTCCAGAAATAGAAGATGCAAGAGGAAGTGAAACAGGAAGTGTTTTAGTTAATGGCAATCAAACAGCAGGAGATACAACGATTGCAATGGACGGATTCTCTGGGGATGGTGCGGGTAGATTTAAAGCGGGAGACTTAATTAAGTTTGCCTCGCACACTAAAGTTTATATGGTAGTTAGCGATGTTACATCTTCAAGTAACGCTGCAACAGTTACAATAGAACCACCATTAGTTGCTGACATAGCAGACAATTCAGGAGTTACTTATGATGATGTTGCTATAACAGTTTATTTAACAAGTGATATACAGGAGTTTGGTTCTGTTGGTGCAGATAAGGATGGTAATATATTATACAAGTTTGAGTTTGATGTTGAAGAAGCGTTATAATGAAATATTTAGTAAAACATTGGATCAATGTAGATATGATAGCAGAAGAGGTTATTGATGAAAAAGAAATTAATTTTAAAACAAACAACTTGGGTATATATGAAACACCAAGTGAAAATGCAAAATATATAGTAAGTGATAACATTAAAGTAAAACGGAGAACATACGAGCAACATGACAAGAAGTCTAACATCAGCAGTAAAGACGGAACTAGCAACAAGTGAGCTACGACCAGTACATCTTATTACTATCGGCTTTGGCACTCCTGTTAATATTACAGACTGTTCTTTTAGCTTAACATCTTCCGTATCAGGTTCATCAGTTACTTATACTAAATCAAGTTTTATTATGGGTATCTCTAATTTTTCAGAAGAAACAGATATAACAAAACAATCATTGGACTTTACATTATCAGGTGCAGATCAAACTTTTATATCAACTGTATTAAATGAGAATGTCGTTAATGATGCTTTTACAATGTATAGAGGTTTTCTTAATGATAGTAATGCTTTGATAGCTGATCCTTTTTTAATTTACAAAGGCACAATAGATACATTTAATATAAGTGAAACAGAAACAGCGTCTAGTGTTAATTTAAGAATCGTATCTCATTGGGCAGACTTTGAAAAAACAAATGGTCGTAAAACAAATAATACATCACAACAAAGATTTTTTAGTGCTGACGTAGGTATGAATTTTTCTAGTCAAACAGTACAAGATATTAAGTGGGGTAGAGCATAATGGGTTGGGGTAGTAGTCTTGGATCAGTTTTTAACAGTGTAACAAAGATAATTACTGCTCCAATTAAAATATTAACAAAAGCATTATCTTGGTTAGCTCCAAAAGTAGATATACCTGATTTTGGTACAACAGATTTTGACGATTTTGAAAAAGGTATATTATTAAACAAACAATCTAACGATGCTTCTATACCTGTTATCTATGGTACAAGAATGGTTGGCGGAACAAGAGTATTTATGGAAACGTCAGGAACAGATAATACTTATTTATATATGGCTATTGTTTTAGGAGAGGGAGAAATAAATGATATTACAGAAATAAGAGTTGATGACAAAGCAATAACATGGTCAGGAGATTTAGCAGATAATACACAAAGAACAGTTGGAAGTGGCGATGGTAATTTTTACAAAGATAGTGCTAGTTTAATTACAGTAGAACCTCATTATGGTTCTGACTCACAATCTGCATCTACATTACTATCAACATTATCTAGTTGGGGATCAAATCATAGATTAAGAGGTATTGCTTATTTAGCTTTAAGATTCACTTGGAATCAAGATGCTTTTTCTGGCATACCAAAAGTTCAAGCGGTAGTGCAAGGTAAGAAAGTAGTAGCTTATAATTCAAGTTCAGTTGCACAGACAGCAGCTTTTTCTTCTAACCCAGCATGGTGTTTATTAGATTATTTAACTAACGAAAGATATGGAAAAGGTTTAGCAATAACAGACATTGACATTCCAAGTTTTTATACTGCATCAACTGTAGCTGATACTAATGTTACTCCATATTCAGGTGGTTCAGACATAAATATTTTTGACACAAATGCAGTATTAGATACATCACAAAAAGTTTTAGAAAATGTAAGAGAACTATTAAAAGGTTGCAGAGGTTATTTACCATTTACAGAGGGTAAATATAATTTAATTATTGAGACAACTGGTTCTGCTTCTATTACATTAACAGAAGATGATATTATTGGTGGTTACTCACTACAAAGTGAAGATAAAGGTAATAAATATAACAGAGTAATCTGTAGCTTTGTCAATCCTGCTAGGAACTACCAAGTTGATGAAGTGCAATTTCCTCCAATAGACGATAGTGGTCTTACAAGTGCTGACCAACACGCAACAATGAAAACTGCTGATGGTGGTTTTTTATTAGAGGGTAGATTTGATTTTAAGACATTGACTTCTCCTTACCAAGCAGAAGAGATGGCAGAGATTATATTAAGAAGATCAAGAGAAGCATTAAAATTAAGTATTACTTGTGGTGGAGATGCTTATGATTTAGCGATTGCAGATATAGTAGCAGTAACACATGCCTCTTTAGGATTTAGTTCAAAAAACTTTAGAGTTGTCGCAATGACATTTAACGAAGATTACACAGTTACTTTATCACTTATTGAACACCAAGATTCACATTTTACTTGGGCATCAAAAGCAGAAGTAGCATCAACACCAAGCACATCATTACCAAATCCATTTAGTGTAGTAGCACCAGCATCAGTTACATTAACAGATGAGTTAGTAGAGTATTCTGACGGAACAGTAATAACAAGATTAAATGTATTAGTAGGAGCTAGTACAGACCAATTTGTGCAATACTATCAAGTAGAAGCTAAACAAACATCAGAAAGTGATTTTAAGATATTAGGTAAAGGTACACAATTAAATTATGAAATGCTTAACGTTGTAGATGATGTAGAATATACAGTAAGAGTTAAAAGTATTAATGCACTAGGAATATCATCAACTTATACATCAAATACAAGAACAATAGTTGGTGCAACAGAAACACCAGCAGACGTATCTACATTAGCAGTATCATTAGTAGGTTCTGACTCCCTGCAATTACAATGGACACCTGTTGATGATTTAGACATAAGTTTTTACTCTATACGTTATCAAGATGTAACAAGCGGAGCTAGTTGGAATGCCTCTACAAACTTAATACAAGTAGCAAGAAGAAAATCTAATAGTGTTACAATCAATGCTAGAACAGGTGCTTTTTTAATTAAAGCAGTAGATAAGTTAGGAAACGAATCAGATAATGAAACTATTGTTTATAGTAATATATCAGGATTAGAACATTACTCTGCACCTATATCTACAATAAATGAAGAGACTACGTTTAGCGGAACTTTTGATACTAATTGTGTCAAAGGTATGAATAGTGATGATGAAGAAATAGCAACATTAGATACGATTACATTTTTTGATTCTACAGTAGGTAATTTTGATAGTGCAGAGGGAGACTTTGATTTAGGTGGTACAGATACAACATCTAATCCAACAAACAATACAGCTAACATAGAATCATCAGGATTTTATATAGGCGGTAATACGATCTCTTTAGATGCTATTTATGATGCTACATTTCAAACTACGATTGATATGATAGCAAACGATTTATACGATTTATTTGACGCTGGAAGAGGAGCTACTTTATTTGACGATGCTCCTGGTCCTTTTGATGGATCATCAGGTACACAATGTAATGCTTTTTTACAGGTAGGTTCTAGTACAAGTTCATTAGATGCCATATCTACTTTTACAGACATTTCACAACAAGCTACGATTAAAGGTAGATATTTTAAATTTAGATTGAAATTAACGAGTGATGATAATAAATCAAGACCAGAAGTAAGTAAAATGCAAATTAAACTTGTTTTAGAAAAGCGTTTTGAAAGTGAAGAAGATGTAGCATCAGGTGCAGGTGCAAAAGCAATTACTTATGATAATGCTTTTTACGCTTCTCCAGCAGTAGGTATAGCTGCACAAAACATGGCAACTGGAGATTTTTATGCTATAACAAGTAAAACAAAGACAGGATTTACTATTACTTTTTACAATAGTTCAGGGTCGGCACAAAACCGAACTTTTGATTATGTTGCAAAAGGTTTTGGTTTGAAATCTGCAAGTTAATGATATAAAAGGAGAATAGGTAAAATATGAGTACAGTATCAGATTATAGTTTAGCAAATCAGGGTTTTAGTGCATTTCGTACAGAATTAAATAATATATTAGGTGCAATAAATACTCACAATTTAGGCACATCAGCTCCAAGCAGTTTAGCTGCTGGAAGTATATGGGTTGATAGTTCATCATCAGGAACACACACACTTAAATATTATGACGGATCAGACAGTATTACACTTTGTGATATTAACACATCTGCAAACACAGTAAATTTTATAGATTCAACAGTAGCATCAGATTTATTAAATGATAGTTCTCCACAATTAGGAGCAAATTTAGATACAAATTCTTTTAACATTTTAATTGATGATGCACATTTTATTGCAGATGAAAATGGAAACGAACAAATTATATTTCAAACAACAGCATCAGCAGTAAATCAATTTGACATTACAAACGCAGCTACAGGAAATAATCCAATATTTGAAGCAACAGGTGGCGACTCTAATGTTGGTATTGATATTAAACCAAAAGGTACAGGAGAAGTAGTTGTAGGAACAGGAGCAGCAGCAGCTACTGTAACTTCTAAAGGTGCTTTTGATTTAGTTTTAGATACAAACGAGGGAACAAACTCTGGAAACATAACGATTGTAGATGCAGCAAACGGAAACATTCAATTAACACCAAATGGAACTGGATATACAGAACTTGTAGGAAATACAAATCCAGGTGCAATAAGATTTAATTGTGAAAATAATTCACATGGTGTAACAATTAAAGGACCAGCACACTCTGCGTCTGCAACTTACACATTAACTTTACCAACATCAGATGGTAATGCTGACGAAGTTTTAAAAACAGATGGATCAGGAGTTTTATCATGGGGTGTTGCAGCAGGTGGTACATCTTGGCAAACAATTAAAACATCAGGATTTACAGCAGCAGCAGGAGAGGGATATTTTTGTAATACAACATCAGGAGCTTTTACAGCAACATTACCTGCTTCTCCGTCATTAGGAGATGAGGTTACTTTTGTTGATTATGCAGCAACATTTGACACTAACAATTTAACTGTAGGTAGAAATAGCAAACCAATTATGGGTACTGCTGAAGATTTAACTGTTGCTGTAGAACGAGCAGGATTAACATTAGTCTTTGTAGATGACACGAATGGTTGGCTATTAAAAGATAAGTAATGGCTAATTATAAAAAAATAAGTGGACAAGCAGTAAAATGCTATGACAGCGATCCACCTACAGCTTATCCGTCAGCTTGGGAGGGTCAATTATATTACAATACATCAGATGGACAATTTAAATATCAAACTTTAGGAGCAGGAGCTTGGGCTTCTGGTGGCAATTTAAATACTGCTAGATATAGAATGCAAGGAGGTATGGGAACATACAATACAGCTTATGCTGTAGGTGGTGCAACACCTGCTAAAGCAAATGTAGAATCTTACAATGGATCGGCTTGGACAGAAACAACAGATATACCAACTGCAAGATCAGATATAGGAGCTGGAGGAACAGCTACTGCAGGATTTGCACTTGGTGGAGAACCTTTAAACCCTTCACCTGGAGTGTCAACATTATTAGAATGGGATGGAAGCTCTTGGACAACAGGGGGAAGTTATCCTAGAGAGGCAGCTAGAGTAGCTCCAGCAGGAACTCAAACTGCTGCAATTTTTATTGGTGGTTCTACTTATCCCTATGGAGATCAAACAGTTGAAACTTACAGTTATAATGGCTCTTCTTTTTCAGAAGAGTCTGACTATCCTACTATCGTAGCCAATGCTGGTGCAGCAGGAACTACAACAGCTACAATAGTTGAGGGTGGTTATACTCCTGCTGGTTCTAATGGACAACAATCACATACTTATAATGGTTCTGCTTGGACTGAAGCTCCTGATATGAATAATACTCACACAGAACATGGATTTGGACAAAAAGGAACTACAACTTCTGCATTATCATTTGGTGGCGAACCAAATTCAGCTAATGTAGAATCGTTTAATGGTACAAGTTGGACTGAACAAGGTAATTTATCTACTGGTAGAAGTGCTGGTGGATCAACAGGAGATTCAAATAATTCAATATATTTTGGGGGGTCTAATCCTCCTCCATCTACTGCTGCAACTGAAGAATGGACATTAGCACACACACTTAAAAAGGTAACAACGAGTTAAAAAATGATGTATAAACAATTAAAAGGAGGAAACTATGGCATATAAATATACTGTTAAAGAAAACTGGGGTAAAGATTTTTTTACTCACGAAGAAAGAAAACAGATGTATCTTGCAGGTCATCCTGGTAATGTTTGGGTTGTTGATGACAATATCTTTGGCGATCAATGGATTGGCAAAATTGGCGGAACACTTAAAACAAAAGAAGAAGCACAAGCTATTGTAGATGGAGAAATAGAATCTGCACAAGCTAATTGGGATGCTTTATCAGATGAAGAAAAAGAAAGAAATCCAAGACCAGTTAAATACAATTTACCATAAGGAATAATTAAATGACGACTTATAAAGGTATTCATGGTTTAAAAGTCCAGCATGTTACTAGTGATTCTGCTGCATCACAGGCAGCTACAGGATCATGGTCATCTAGTGGTAATTTAAATGCAGGTCGTATAGTGACTGGTTTTGGAACTCAAACAGCAGCTATAGCTGCTGGTGGTTTTGATTATCCTCCCAACGTAAATACAAATGCTGTAGAGTCATATAATGGAACGAGTTGGACAGAAGTTAATGAGATAAATTCAGCTAGACGAGAAATAGGAGAAGCAGGAACTCAACCTGCTGGAATAATTTTTGGTGGTATTGCACCATCATTTAATTCTGGAGGTGATGTAACAGAATCTTGGAATGGATCAAGTTGGACTGAAGTAAATGAATTAAATACTGCTAGATACCAAAATAACGGAGCAGGTACACAAACAGCAGCATTAAGTTTTGGAGGTGCTCCTACTTCTACTGATGATACAACAGAATCATGGAATGGTTCTTCTTGGACTGAAGTTAATGAGTTAAACACAGGTAGAAGTTTTATGGGAGCAACAGGAACACAAACTGCTGCTATAGCAGCAACTGGAGACACTAATAGTCCTTTTCCTAATAGAGTTGCAAATGTTGAACAATGGGATGGAACGAGCTGGACAGAAGTTACTGATGTAAACACAATAAGAAGTGCTTTAGGAGGAGCAGGAACTTATACAGATGCTATTATATTTGGTGGTCAAACACCAGCACCTACTTATGCAGGAAACACAGAATCTTGGAACGGTAGTGCATGGACAGAAGTAAATGATTTAGCTACAGGTAGATCAGCATTAGGTGGAGATGGAACTTCTACTGCAGCTTTAGCATTTGGTGGTGCAGCAGGGTGGCCAGGTTTAACAGCAACAGAAGAATGGACAGCATCCTCAACATTCAGACAATTAAATTTAGGCGACATATACTATAACGCAGACCCATCATCAGGTGTTATAAAATATACAGGACTAGGCACAGGAGCTTGGTCAGCTGGTGGAGATTTAAGTAGCACTCCGTATTGGCTTATGGGAGGTGGTATGGGTATCTCAACCAGTAGTGCATTAGCATCGGGGGGAAATCCAGGATCAGCAAACAACGAACTTTACAATGGAACCTCTTGGACAGAGGTAAATAATTTAAATACAGGTGGAGATGGAATAGCACCAGCAGGAACTGCAACAGCAGGTTTAGCCATAGCAGGAAGAAGACCATCATCTCCAGCTAATAATGTGGAATCTTGGGATGGAACAAATTATACTGAAATAGCAGAAATAAATACTGCAAGATCGGTTGCAGCATCTTTTGGTACTCAAACAGCTGCATTAATATCAGGGGGAGATGCACCTCCTTATTCAACTGTAACTGAAATTTGGAATGGTTCTGCTTGGACAGAAGTAAATGATACAAGTTACCCGAGAGGACATTGGGCAGGAGCTGGCACAACAACCGCAGGAGTAGCAAATGGAGGTGGTACTCCTCTTTCTGGAGTTGGAGAATCATGGGATGGAACAAGTTGGACAACCACTCCAGCTATGAACAGTCCTAGATATGGTTTAGCATCTTCAGGTAACGGAACACAAACTTCTATGATACTTTTTGGCGGTAACACAGGTTCAGTTTCTGCTACTACAGAATCATATAATGGTTCTACATGGACAGAAGTTGGTGATATGGCAACGGCAAGATACTATCATGGTGGTGCAGGCACTAGTAGTTCTGCTTTAGCATTCGGTGGTTTAGTGTCAGACGCTGTTGCAAACACAGAAGAATGGAATGTTCCTACTGCAAACTTAACATTAGCGAGTACAACAGCATGACGAAATATAAAGAAATTAGAGGAATACATATACAATCAGTTGCTACTGATCCTGAACCTTATGCTGGAGCTTGGTCTAGTGGTGGAAATTTAAATACTGCAAGAAGTCAAGTGATTCAAGGAGCAGATGGAACTGCAACAGCAGCTATTTTAGCTGGAGGCAATAATACTACTGCTAATGTGGAAACCTACAATGGTACTTCATGGACAGAAATAGCAGATTTAAACACTGGAAGGAATAGCACTGGACTTGCTGGAACAACTACAGCAGCTGTCGATTTTGGTGGTAGAACTCCTGGAACTACCAATATGGATAACACTGAAACTTTTAATGGAAGTTCATGGAGTGAAGTTAATGAATTAAATACAGCAAGAATGAGAATTGGAAGAGCTGGAACAAGCACAGCTGCTTTAGGCTATGGTGGAGGACCTCCTTATCAAGCAGTAACTGAAACTTGGAACGGATCAGCTTGGTCAGAAACAGGAGATTTAAACACTGCAAAAATAGCGTCTGGTACTGGAACTCAAACTGCAGCTTTAGCTGCTGGTGGTGAAATTCCTTCTTCTCCCTGGAGAACAGCCAATGTTGAATATTGGAATGGCTCATCATGGACTGAAGGATCTAATTTAAACACCGCTGTTAATTTCAATGGAGTAGGTGGTACTCAAACTTCGGCTTTAAGTTTTGGAGGAGCTGTACCATCTGTTACAACTAACACAGAATCTTACGATGGATCATCTTGGACAGAAGTTAATAATTTAAGTACAGCACGATCAGAAATGGGTGCTGCAGCAGCTAATAATACAGCTGCAGTCGGTGCAGCAGGCAATACTTCAGTAACAACTACAGAAGAATGGTCTTTCCCATCAGCACCAGTAGTACAACTAGGACAAGTTTGGTTTAATACAAGTTCATCAACACTTAAAGGATATGCTGCACAAGGAACTGGATCGTGGGCTTCAGGTGGAGCTTTAAATACTGGAAGAAATAATAGTTCTGGATCAGCAAAAAGTAATAGTGCTGGATTAGTATTTGGGGGAAATTCTGCTCCAACTACTTATCTTAATATAACAGAAGATTATGATGGTAGTTCTTGGACTGAAGTTGGAGATTTAACAAGAAGTGCAACAGCTTATGCTGTTGGTATGGGAACAAACAATACTGAATGTTTAAATGTTTCTGGTTATGCAGAGGCAGGAGAGCAGTATGTTACAAATGTTGAACAATGGAATGGTAGTTCTTGGACTGAAATAGCAGACGTAAATACCGCAAGAGGATATTTAGCTGCTGGTGGAACTTATACATCAGGTGTTGCTGTTGGAGGTTGGGGTGGTTCTCTTCTAGGAATAACAGAATCTTGGGATGGTTCATCTTGGACTGAAGTAGGAGATTTAAACACATCGAGATATAATGCAGGTGGAACAGGAAGCAGTAATTCAGATGCCATTGTTTTTGGAGGACAATCACCACCTAAAACAGCGGTTACAGAAACTTGGAACGGAACAAGCTGGACAGAAGTAAGTGATTTAAATTTAGGAAGAACAGATACAGGTTCTGCTGGAGAAGGAAGTAATGATGCTTTAGCTATTGGAGGTGCAAGTGCATCAAATAGTGAAAACGAAACAGAAACTTGGAATGGATCAAGCTGGACAGAGGTAGGTGATTTAGGCACAGCTAGTAGATACATGGCTAATGGAAGAATGGGATCAGGAGTTTCTGCTCTTTGTGCTGGTGGTTCTAGCTCTGGACCATCTCAATTTGAAACTACGACCCAAGAATGGGCATTATCAGGTGCAACCAAGACGCTAACAACAACATAGTTGATTTTTATATAGAAATAAGTACATTGGCACTACCTTATGTCAAAGGAAAAACGAAACATCCAAATCGTTGCTGAAACAGAGTCTAAATATTTGACGAAAATATTAGACCAGCATGATGTCAAAGAATTTAAAAAACTTATTCCTGAATTAAAAGATACTTGGAAAAAGAAACAAATGTTTCGTACAGAAACCGAGATGAGATTTTCTGTATTGTCAGATAATAAATATCCAACTAAAGCTGCAAAGTATTGGCAATCTGTTAGAGAACAAAACACACACTTTGAAAACTTAATGCACTTATCTTTTGATGCTAGAAAGAACGCAGTAGAAATTAAAAAGATAGAAAAAAAAATAGAACAAGAAACAGATAAGTTAGAAAAAGAATTGCTAGAAATAGAACTAGAAGAAAAAGTTTATGCCCAAGCAAGTATGGAGCTAGTTGCTAAACATAGAATGAGAGAAGTAGCAACTTGGTCTAAACTAAAGAAAGAGTTTGATGATGGAAACTTTGACAAAGAGGATGTAAATACCCATCAAGCAGATTCTTATATGTTAAGACTACAACATCAAAAAGACACGCTAACACCAGGTTCTTCTCAACCTGAAGTCTTTAATGTACTAGGTCAGCTCCATACTTTAGAAAGAGTTAGAAAATCAGGCGAGTTATTACCTAAAGGCAAAGAAAAAAAGAAACTTAAAAAATGAAGTTCGATTTTGTCTATCTAGGGCAAACTGTACTTAAATATCAAGTGCCTTTAGAAGTGTTTAACTATTTACAAAAACTATATCAAGTACAAAAGAAGAACTTACCAAAAGCAAATAAACAATTAGTAGGTAAAATTAAAGATGAAGTATCTTTATTCTATGGAGGTCAAGATAGCGATAAAATGCACAGACATAATTTTATTTCACAAGATGTATTAAGATGGTTTTATACAGTATTTAAACATTATTTAGATTGGAATAAAATACAAGAATACAATATGAACATAAACTCTATATGGGTTAATGAAATGAAAGCTCACGAATACAATCCAGTACACATTCATCAAGGTATGCTTTATACAGGTTTATCATCAGTTATGATTATGAATTTACCTAAAGATACAGGTGTTGAATATTCAGCAGAATCAAAACCTATGAATGGTAGATTACAAATTATAGGTGCAGCTAATGGTCAATTTTCTAAAACAGATTATTCTCCAAATATGCGAGTAGGAGATTTCTATATATTTCCTTACGACATGAGACATTGCGTTTATCCTTTTAACAGAACTAAAGAAAAACGTAGAACATTAGTTTGTAATGTAGATGTAGAGTATAACCCAGTATCAAGTAGAACAGCAGGAGGACAATTAGAATGATACCTTTTATGCCACATTGGCAATCTTATATAGCCACAACAACTAAACCTATGTTCACACCAGAACAATGTAGATTAATTATACAAGCAGGACATAAAGAAAAACCTGAACAAGCTAAAGTAGGTGGAGGTAAAGCTGGTAAGCAAGACACAAAAAAAAGAGTTACTACAATAAGTTGGATTCCATTTCATAAAATGCCAGAAATGTATAAAGTAATAGAGAATCAATTATCTATTGTTAATTTAAATCACATGATGTTTGATAATGTTAGATTAACAGAACCAGCACAATTTACAGAATATCCTAAAGGTGGATTTTATGATTGGCACATGGACTTAAATGCTTTTGGACAAACAGGACAACATCCTATTAGAAAAATATCTATGACTTGTTTGTTATCTGATCCATCAGAATTTAAAGGTGGTGATTTAGCTTTTGATGATAGTAAAAGTAAAATTACATTACAACAAGGACAAGCTGTGTTCTTTGCCTCGTTTATGAAACATAGAGTAGAACCTGTTAAGAAAGGAATAAGGCGATCTTTAGTTATGTGGTTTGGAGGAACACCTTTTAAATGAAACGAGAAGTATTATTTCCTACACCTTTTTATTGGAGAGACCTACCTAACGCACAACAACTTAATCAATATTTATTTAAACATATAAGGTCTTGGCATAAACAAGATGTTAAAAAAGGCAAACCAACAGGAGAGTTTAAAACCAATTCAGGTTATGGTTGGCACAGCGAAACTAATATGAATGATAAAAAGGAATATCAACCTTTAATACAAGAGTTGTTTGTAATGGCAGAAATGTGTAATAAAGATTATGGCATAAAACCGAAATTAGGTTTAGGCAATATGTGGGCAAATATTAATCCTACACACAGTTACAATAAAACACATACGCATCCTAATTCATTATGGTCTGGTGTTTATTATATTAAAGTTCCTAAAAACTCTGGTAAGTTATTTATAGAAGACCCAAGACCTGGACCTAATACACATATGCCAAGACGAGTAGATAATATGCCTAAAGAGTTGTGGAGAGTTGTAGCTTATGAAGCTGTAGAGGGTAGGATGATATTTTTTCCATCTTGGCTTCCACATGGCGTTGATATAAACCTTAATACAGATAAAGGAGAAAAGAGCTGGAGAGTTTCTGTATCTTATAACTTTATACAAATATGAGTTTTAAAAAGAATAAATACCAAATAATTAAAGAAGCTATACCTAAAGATATGGCTAATTTTATCTTTAACTACATGATGCTACAGCAAGATGCTGTGTATTATATGACACAAAATAATATTATTAATCCAGCAAATCCAATAATAGGAAATTGGGTAGATCAACAAGTACCAGGAGCTTATTCTAAATATGCTGATTGGGTTATGGAAACTTTATTATTGTATGTCAAACCTATTATGGAAAAGAAAACAGGATTAAGTCTTGTTCCTACTTATTCTTACACAAGAATTTACAATAAAGGTAATGTATTAAGAAAACATAAAGATAGACCTAGTTGTGAAATATCTACGACTTTACATTTAGGAGGCGATTTATGGGCAATATATTTAGACCCAACTGGAGCTAATACTGTTATAGATGAGTATAAAGAAATACACAAACCTAATCCTCCAAAAGGTAAAAAAGTGCTTTTACATCAAGGCGATATGTTGATATATAGTGGATGTGAATTAGAAC